ATTGCGGAGGATGCGCCGCAGTTGCCTGTTGCGGAGGATGCGCCGTAGTCGCCTGTTGCGGAGGATGCGCCGCAGCTGCCTGTTGCGGAGGATGCGCCTTTGTAGCCTGTTGCGGAGGATGCGCCGTAGTCGCCTGTTGCGGAGGATGCGCCGCAGTTGCCTGTTGCGGAGGATGCGCCGTAGTCGCCTGTTGCGGAGGATGCGCCGTAGTAGCCTATTGCGGAGGATGCGCCGCAGTTGCCTGTTGCGGAGGATGCGCCGTAGTCGCCTGTTGCGGAGGATGCGCCGCAGTTGCCTGTTGCGGAGGATGCGCCGCAGTTGCCTGTTGCGGAGGATGCGCCGTAGTAGCCTGTTGCGGAGGATGCGCCTTTGTAGCCTGTTGCGGAGGATGCGCCGTAGTAGCCTGTTGCGGAGGATGCGCCGCAGTTGCCTGTTGCGGAGGATGCGCCGCAGTTGCCTGTTGCGGAGGATGCGCCGCAGTTGCATGTTGCGGAGGATGCGCCGTAGTCGCCTGTTGCGGAGGATGCGCCGTAGTCGCCTGTTGCGTCACATTCTGGTTTTATTCTCTCCTTTGTATATTCAATCGCCGCTTTAACAAGACCAGCAATTGAAATTTCTGCTCCAATCTTGATTTTTGTGGATGCCACTTTCGAATCATCGTTGTTTTTACTAAATTCGCCGCTTTGTTCTACCAAATGGTAAACACTACTTCCTGGGCTGTAATATCCAAAGCAATCCAAAGGATATTCGCACGCGTGGAAACCGCACTCGCAAGCGACAGCTTTTTCCTCTTCGTATTCCTTTCCTTCTTCATACTGATAGCCATTTTTTGCGGTCATGTCTTTATTAAATCCCTTGTATGTTTCCATAAAATTTCCTTTCGATTTTATAATCTGCTGCCTCGCAGGAACGCATCCTGCAGCTCACTCTTCCACGCCGGTTCTGCCTGTTCCTGCACACGCCCCACCATGTCGCACTGGCAAACAATCTCTGTTGCCCACTCCCGGATTTTCCGAAGCCCATCCGCATCCGGTGCGATACCTGCACGCCGTTCGATCGAGAGCGCCAGCTCCCTGATCCGGTTATCTGCCGCCATCCATACCGGTTCGGCATCCGGCGGCGTTTTAATCCATATTGCCATCATTATTCTCCTGTCATAGTATTTTTGCATTCATTAAGTTTTTAAAGATGTACATCGGACATGCCACAACTATGCTGTTTCCTGCCTGCTTATAAAGCTGTGTGTTGCTGTTTACTTTTTGCGCTTTGGCAAAATCCTCGTCGTCAAAATCCATCAGCCGAAAGCATTCTTTCGGGGTCAGTCTCCGCACCCGCATTTCAGGCGGTTCACACACATAGTTATCTTTTTGCGTAGTCGTTAGGGTATTGCATATTCCCTGTCTGTTCGGTTCTAATCTCTGCACCGTTGGCGCTCCTGGTGTCCTATCTGATGGATTTTCCGGATTGCGTCCCCGGCTTGCCACAATAAATGGCTGGCGGCCTCCACCCATGCTCCAATTAAGCGCAGGGGATAATCCGTCTGTATCATACACTCTGCCCTGGTTCGGATTATCTCTTGTTTTTGTTGGCATTATATTTGCAATCTGCTTTACCCGTATAAGGCTTTCGCTTCCGTCCTTGTAATATCTTGCCCGTATACAAGGCGACACGTCTTGAGTATCAGGATCATTTATCACCGCCCCAAAACCATTTCCATTTTTCTGGTTTCGCGTTTTATGCTCCATCATCCCGTTTAATCGCGCAGACGACACATAATATTTTTCCTCAATCTCTTGTTCCAATACGTCTTTAAGTTTCCGTTTAAGTGGCAAACTCTCTGGAAATTTAAATCCCCCCGTATCGACATTTTTCCGTATGCTGACGATAAATACCCTTTCTCTGTTTTGCGGCACATTATATTTTTTTGCATTTAATATTTCCCAGTAATTGTTATATCCTGCCTCTTCCAGGGATGTCAGTACTGTTTTAAATTCATTTTTAAATTTTTCCCCGGTCAGATTTTTTACATTTTCTGCGATTGCAACCTTTGGCATTGTTGCTTTTATAATTCTTAGTGCATCAAAAAATAATCCTGATCTTGTCTGGTTCCCATTTGCATCTAAGAATCCCAGCTGTTTTCCCGCTGTCGAAATATCCTGGCACGGAAACCCATATGTAATCAGGTCAATATCTTTTGGCAGCTTTTTTTCATCAATTTTTTTGATGTCCCCCAAATTTAATGGCTCTGCTACATTATGGATTGCTGCATATGACTTTGACGCATATTTATCAATTTCTGAGTATCCGATCAATTCATATTCCGCTTCGATCCTGTCCAGCGCTTTCTCAAAAGCTCCGATGCCCGAAAAAAGTGATAATAATTTTATTTTCCCCATGTTACACAATTTTCCCGTTCGTATCCGCCAACAGTCTGTAGACCGATGCCACAAACCAGTCTGCGGCGTATCCTGCAAATAACATACCAGCGCCAAACAACGCCATGTATGCGGCAATCTTAAGCAGGTCTTTAATATCGCGCTTACGCAGCTTCCACTTTGCTTCCCAGTCCTGCGCACCGTAATACTTTTCATACGCGGTTTCGACCATGTACTCACCCATGTAGCACAGTACATGTAATGCTGCCATAATCGTCATTATGATGCTAAACATGATCGCCATTTCGGCAAATATATCTAATAACTCACGCATCTACTCACCTCCTCCTGAGCGGCGCACATGCCCGCTCCCAGCTCTCTGCCCATCCGTCCGGCTCCGCCCTCATAATCTCGTAGCCATCCTTTGTTTTTACCCCGTGGTAAACCCGGCTGGCTATGGTTTCTCGGGACATGCCCAGCAAATACATAAGCTCTTTTGCCTTGTACCGCCCCTGGTACTCATCGTTCTTGTACAGATCGTACAAGATTATCTTTCGTCCCATTCCGCTTTCCTCTCTTCCCACACCACTGTGGGCTGTTCGCTACCTTCTGCTCAATCAGGCGCATATCTGCGATGCACAGCCTCCGGTATCCGTCCTGTTTCTCCTTTCGGACCAGTACGCAGGATTCGCAGCCATCGCAGTGCGGCAGCGTTGCTTTTATCCTGTTTCTGTAGTCCCGCTGCTTCTGCCTGTATACTTCCGGATCTGCCTGCCGCTGCCGACGCTTTAACAGCGCCCTTATATCCGTGCCAGACATGATGCAGTCTGGATGCTGGCAGGTCTCACAGACCGGATAGGCACAATCCTTTGTTGCTCTCATACCCGCCTCACTTTCCCAGCAGGGCAGCTTCCAGGCTGTCCATGTCGTAGTCTGCTTTCATGAACTGGTTGTACTGTTCTGTGCTGGTCTGCTGCCGCTTTGGCGGCTTCGGCTTCTTGTACTTCTCCGGCAGATACTCGTCAAATTTCAGCTTCCGCAGGAAATTTTCAGCGTTCAGCACATATAGGGGCTGCGTCCTGCGTATCTGGCAAGCTTCTGCGTAATTCTTCGCTGCTTGTACAAGATCATTCGCAGTTACACCCATCCGAAGTGTGTTTAAGTATTCCACAGCCACTCCCGGCAGGTCTGCTCCTGCCTTTGGGTACGCTGCAGCAAAGTCCTCAAACCGCTCTGGTTCCTCGCGCGATATTGTTTTGGATTCGTATTCGGATTGGATTGGATTACGGGGACTATTGCAATCGTTCGATATCATCTGATTGCAATTGATATCAGATGATATCAGATTTTCACAGTTGCTTTCTTCCGCTGGATATTTGCTTTTTTTCGCTCTCACTTGCTGGTGATCTCCCCAAGTTGCCATGTGTAAGTACGGTCGTCCCTGAACGTAATATTCTCGGACCAAGCCTACAGACGTCAACTTCTGCAGGGCATCAGTGATAGTCTTATTTGTAATATCCTTTAGCGGAAAGCATGTCCCGCGGATAATCGCAGGTCTTCCGTCAAATCTTCCATAATCGTCACACGATACGATCAGGCGGTAGAACAGGACTTCTTCAAACCAGCTTAGCTGGTCTATGGTATCGGATCGGCAGATACTTTCCTTTAAAATCCTGTTTGGCATCTTATCCGCCTCCATTCAGGCTCGCAAGCCATTCATCCATTGTGATCTGGTTCTTTTCCATCTCATTTTCCCGTGGCTTCTTATCTTTTCGCAGATATCGTTTCGCTGCATCCACATTCATGCGATTCTCAGCCGTTCTGGAGCTTTCTATTGCCATCCAGTTTCGAACCAGATTCTTTTCATCTTCCGCCGGTCTAAAGTACCCTTTGCCGTCTTGCAAATTGATAATCAACTCTGCGTCACAGTCGTTTTTATTTACTTCTGCGATCATCCGCCGCACCATTCGATCGCTCATGTGCGTTGTGGTCTGCAACCAGCGTCTGGAAACAGCATTTTTATGACCGGTCGGAATGTAATCTAAAATGTTCATGATCTTTCTCCTGTGGGGGATGCGCCGCTTGCCCCCGGCGCTGGGGTAACAGGAGGTACCCGTCACAGCCGTGATATATATTCCCCAACAAGCCCGAATCAGCAGTTTCTTTCGCCCCGCCGGGGCTGGTGTTACAACCATTTATGATAGGTAACGCTGTCCGGCGTCCATCCAGGGTAAAGCTCCCGCATGTAGTCCTGCAGCATACTATCCATTTCCCGATGCAGTCCCTTGTTACCGTTATCCAGTAAACTGTGGTGGTATCTGCATCCCAGCACGCCGTTTTGCTCTACGCCCAGCCCTAAGTGGCTGCGGGCTACGACGTGCATGATGTCCTTTGGTACAAGATCGCCCGGGAGTGCGTGCTCCATGTGGTACAGGTGGCGACAGAAAAAGCAATCCTCGTCCCGCTCTATAATCTTCCGGCGGGTCTCCGAGTTAAACTCCAAGCGGTGTGACATCGTGCTTTTTCGCATACTGCACCATCATCCTTTCTATTTCTGCTGGCGGCAGCGTCTCGATATCCCACTCTTTACACTCCGACACAAGCCCTTCTATCAGGCGGGACATTTCCCGCGTGTTGTACTGGCTCGAGCCTTTAATCCGGTAAAATTTACAGTACCGCACGCCCTCAAACTCGACGATGATTCCGGTCGGTTTGTAATGCTCGTGCTTGTATCGGAGGTAATCTTCCGTCTCTGGTAAAAAGTGGATGATGCAGTTGCCGTCCTCGTCCTCCGCCAGCGTGCCATAACTGTCTAAGAGCTGGTTATGTAGCTCTTCATTGCTGGTCTGCAGGGCTTTCGCAAGCTCTCCCAGCAGCTTCCAGTAGTAGGCATTTGCATCGAGGCTGCGCTTATCGGAGTGCTTTTTCAGGATCACATCCAGCTGCCCATCTTTCTGCAGTTGCACCAGCTGCACCAGCGATGCTCCCTGCAGATTCATGGTCAGACGGAGCTTTTTATCGATCGTCATGCCGATGTCGGCAATTTCTGCCATACACCTCATGCACTTGCCTCCCTATCGGGCAAGCCTTTAAGCCTCTTGATGCAGTCTTTAATCTGCAAGTTACTTAGGCTCCCCAAATCGGACGCTTTGTATGTTTTCAGGACGGCTTTCGCACCGTATCCGGTGCGCTGCAGCTCCGCCTGCATCTGCCCGATCAACTCTGCCCGCTGCTTATCTACCGGGGTTTCTGCCTGCTGCATAGTGGTTGGCGCTTTCGGATCATCGTATTTTGTCCGGTCTGCATCCCAGTAGACGTCTGCTCCGATGCCGAGCTGTTTGCAGGCTACAGAGATCGCATCCGTGGACGCCATCTTGTAACACTCGTCCGATACATAAACGCCGTCTTTCTGCCGCGCTGCGAACATACTACCGCCGGTTCCAGCGATCGGCATCGACCACTCTCCGCCGATCTTTACATACAGTTCGATGTCCACAAATGCTGCGATTTCGTCTCCGTGCGTTTCCAGCCATTTCCGAACTGGTTTGTAATACCAGCCAATTCCGCAGGGCCCGAACTGTTCCGTCAGGCGCTTAATACGCCACATCGGATTTATGTCGGTTTTGCCTTTCAGCCGCCCCGCGGTGATCGCCTTTTTCGCGCTTTCCGGGACGCTGCGGCAGGCATCGTAGATTGTCATGTTTTCCATCAGACCATCTCCTCCCAGTCAATTCCGACACTATCCAGATACATCTCAAAGGCGTTTTTCCCATTTTTTGATAATGCCACTCTGTATTCATAAAGCTGCGTGTCCTCTTCGGAGTCCGGAGTCAGGCTTTCGATCACTTCCTGCGCTCCGGTTTCCCGTGCCTGCTCTACAGCTGCCTGTTTCTCTTCTTCCAGCTGTCTGCGCTGTGCTTCGATGGCTTCCTCAGCCGCCCGACGCTGTGCTTCCCGTTCCTCCAACACCTTCCGTTCGGCTTCCAGCTTCTCGCGTTCCTCCCGGCGGATGCGCTCCAGCTCTTCCTCGCGCTGCCGTTCCTGCTCCTTTCGGAGGATTTCCGCTTTCTGTGCCTCGTAGGCGTTAATGCAGGAGATCGCTTCCGGAAGGCTCAAGGTCTGCTTGAACACGTCCAGTGCTTTCGTCTCGGCATCCGAGTGCATCCCGTGGATGGTATCCAGTGCAATCCGTGCCGCCGTTGCCTGCGCTAAAACCTCTTCCCGGATTGCCTTTTCTTTCATGGTTGCGTTTTCCCATTTCGGGTTATAAATCCGCTCCAAAGGGATAATATCCGCCAGATCACCGACCAGCTCCGTGTAAATGGCTTCGATCAACGCTTTTTTCTGCGCAATTCGATCTTCCTCAAAGGCTTTAACCTGTCCGTCAATCAAGGTGATCGGCTCGTCAAACAGGTTAATCAGCTCTTTTGCCTTCGGCTCAAAAGCATCCCAGGGAGCCATATATTTCTTTTTCGCGTCTCGGAGATTGTCGTTCAGCTCTTTCTTCTCCGCCCGGAGCTTTGCCAGCTCTTTCTTAGCGTACCCCTTGCTTTCCTCTGTAAAGATTGCGCCGTCATACTCTTTCAGGCGTTCCTTTATGTAACCTTCTACCTCTTCAAAGTTGCAGGATACTGTACCTTCCTGCTGGACAATAACTGCTCTTACTTCTTCCATTGCTTTTTCCTCATTTTTCTGTTATAATAAAGATGATCTCCACAAAAGATCATCCGATGCAGAGCCAGTCCGCCAAGATCACAGCTCTGCATCATTTTTTTTGACCATTTCCCGCGCGCCGATCAGAAACGCTGCCGCAGCAGTAACTGCCAGCGTCGCCGGGAACCACTGCAGGTCTGTTGTCTCCCACAGGATCACTGCCGCTGTTAGGCAGTTTGTCCCGATTCCGAACATTAAATCTTCCATAGCTTGTTCACCTTACTTTCTTTCTCTCCCGAACATCTGTAAGATCTCGTCATCCGTAAAATGTAATACTCTGTCAAGCGCCCAGATCTCTCCCAACCGGATTGTTTCGCCCTCTGCTTTCCGCTTTACGAGGGTGTTTCTGTTTATTATGTTCCGGCGGTCAAGGTCTTTCCCTGTCAGCCCGCTGCGTGCCAGTCCGACATTGATGACGCGCCGGACGGCTTCTTTGCGGTCCGCATACACCCCAAGTGCTTTTGTTTTTGGCATCTCTTTCACCTCCACATCCAACATAGATTTGATAAAATCAGCGCGGCCATCGTGATTCCCCACGCTATGCGCCATCTCTTTGTCTCCTGCTTTGCTTCTTCGATGACCTCTACTGCAAAGCTGTCTTCTCTTTCGTTAATAACCATACCTCCTATCTCTTGCTTCCTGCTTATCCCCGTCCTATACTGTACTCACAGGCTCCCGCCAGAGCCGAGTACAAAAGAAAGGAGCAATTCTATGCAGACAAATTCTGAAAAACTTCTAAATTTTATGAGAGAAAACCGAGAACGAAAAAATAATCACTTCCATGATGAAGATTTTTGCTCTTTTGGATTCCCTCCTGAATATTTAGAACGTTATCTGGATGAGTTAGAACAAGCCGGATTCATCTCTGTGAATCGTCAGTGGATTATGATGCATACTCGCTTCTTTAACAGCATCCTTAATAGCATCAAGGGCAGTGGATTGTTTTTTTGTCTCTGCCCTTGATATTAGGTTTCGTTCAGGCAAAAAACTGAAATCTCCAACGTCAAGCGAAAGATTTAATACCGGAGATTTTTCACAGCCTTCCGCTGAAAATGTAACACTGCGAACTCCCTATGATATATTTACCCCGTCAATCCAGATTTCAACGCCCCGCTTCCCTGTCATTTCCATTCGAAATTTAGGGACACGGTCACATTCCCTATTTAAATACTCGCTCATTTCTCTCACCTCCCCTCTTCGCCGCTTACTGCTTTTTCTAAGTCTCTGCGAACCCGGAAAGCGTTCGCGTTAGAAAGCAGCACCGCCCGGTCTTCTTTCGGAAGAAGCAGGAGAATTGAAACAAATTCCTTGATTTCTTCCTGCTCATCCGCTGTTATTACGTCTTTGATAGCGTCCATTTTCATCACCTCACTTGTTGATTCTAAAACGATTATAAGTCTAGCTAAAACATTTGTCAATAGCTTTTTGTTGATTATTTCAACATTTCTGTTGATTTTAATTTTTAAGTGTGATATGATTAAAACGTAGCAGAAAGGAGGTGTAAAGGTGAACGATAGAATAAAGAAAATTCGGAAAGACGCTGGATTAACGCAAGAACAATTTGCCAAAAAGCTTGGAGTTAAACGAAATACTGTTGCTACCTATGAAATGGGGCGAAGCACTCCTATTGATGCAGCAATTACTTCGATATGTCGAGAGTTCGGGGTCAATGAGGATTGGCTGAGGAACGGAAACGAACCGATGTACCTTCCCGCAGGAGACAAGCTTGAAAGATATCTTGCTCAGATTTCAAAAGGCGACGATACCTTTATAAAGGATTTGATAGAGGTCTACATGGAACTCGATGATACGTCAAAAGAAGCGCTTCGTAAGATTGCTCGGGCAATGGCAAAAAAATATAAAGAAAGGGAGCAGCCATAAGCTACTCCCGCCCGTCAGATCTCGAAGAACACTTTAACAAATGAATATATCTTTTTTAAAAAGATTTCATTGTTAATTTCATCGATCATATTTTTAATGAGCTGTTTATAATCCATCGTGCATCCCTCCCAAATACGAACATTTGTTTGATTATATATTAGCACAAAGATATATATATTTCAACAGATGCGGGCAGGGAAACGCGATGAAGCGTCAAGCCTGCGCGACAAAAAACGACAGACTGCGCAGGTTTTGACAGAATGTTACACATGGTTATATCGCTGCGGCGATTAACACATAAATACAATATGAGGAGGATAAGATTATGGCACTTATCACATGCCCAGAATGTGGGAAAGAAATCTCGGATCAGGCTTCTGTCTGTCCAAACTGTGGCGCTCCGGTTGCAAAAAAATTCTGTCAGCACTGTGGAGAACAGATTGACAAAGATTGCGTGATCTGCCCTAAATGTGGGAAGCAGGTGCAGGAATCAGGGCAGTCGAATGTTGTGATCAACAACTCGGCAAGCTCAAGCTCTTCTGCAAGCTCTTCTGCAAGCTCTGCTTACAACCGATACCGGACAAAAGTTGCCAAAAACAAATGGGTATCGTTGATCCTCTGTATATTCTTAGGATGGATAGGCGCACACAAATTTTACGAAGGCAAAGTCGGCATGGGAATTTTATATCTTTTCACGTTTGGCTTATTTGGAATTGGATGGATTGTTGATATTATTTCTATTATTTTCAAGCCAAATCCCTACTATGTTTAATAAAAAAAGAAAGCCCCGATGCTGGTAACACCGGGGCAATAAAGAAAACTATACAGCACGTGAGGTGGTGGTATGTTTTCCCTCGCAAGAAAAGTATACCACAGCCTCCTACACCTGCATAGGTGTATTTTTTATACCTAAAAGGAGGATTAACTATGGCAACAGCAAAAAAACTCCCGTCTGGATCGTGGCGGATTCTGGTGTACTCTCACATGGACCAGGACGGCAAACGGCGTTATAAATCATTTACGGCGCCCACAAAGAAGGAAGCAGAATTTCTGGCGGCTGACTATCAGATGAAGAAAAGCATCGACCTGACTTGTAAAAAAATCACTTTCGGTGAAGCGCTGGATAAGTACATTGAAGACCGGAGCGCTGTTCTCTCGCCCAGAACGGTTATGGATTACAAACGGATTCGGAAGAATGAGATACAGTCCCTAATGCCTGTGCAGATATCTGAGATAACGCAGGACATGATACAAAGGATTGTAAACGAGGACGCCAAAAAGCACTCGCCAAAAACAGTGCGAAATACTCATGGGCTTATCAGTGCCGTCCTGAAGGAGGAGCGACCGGAATTTGCATTAAATACAAGGCTGCCACAGAAAAAACGTCCAAACCTATACGTCCCGACTGACAATGACGTTAAAATGCTTATGTCTGCCGTAGAGGGGACAGAAATGGAGCTTCCTATTCTTCTGGCTGCATTCGGACCGATGCGCCGTGGAGAGATATGCGCCCTGAACAGCTCGAATATAAACGGTAACACTGTGCACGTTTCGGAGAATATGGTAATTACGGCAGAACACAAGTGGGTCATTAAAGCTCCAAAAAGTTATGCAGGAGACCGATACATTGAATATCCAGATTTTGTTGCAGAAAAATGGGAGGGTCGCTCTGGTAGAATCGTAGGGCTAACCCCGGATCATATCTCCAACAAGTTTGCCCGAATTTTAAAGCAAGCAGGCATCCCGCATTTTCGCTTTCACGACCTCCGGCATTATTCTGCCAGCGTGCAGCACGCACTGGGAATCCCGGATGCATACATCATGCAACGTGGCGGGTGGAGTTCCGACGGAGTTTTAAAAGATGTCTACCGTCACACGATGCAGGACAGACAAGCCCGTATGACAGATATTGCCAACAAGCATTTTTCAGAATTGTGCAACACAAAATGCAACACATAAAAAAAGAACCCTTGATTTTCAAGGATTCTTGAAAGGCGCGAACCGGATTTGAACTCGTTTAGGATATCTTCCTAAAACCCTATATTTACGGCATCTATTGATTTTAAGCCATTTTAAGGCATATATATGTGTGTGTCATATTATGATTTTATTCGATTTTACATCATTATGTGTAAGTATGCAACACAAAATGCAACACACATATGCCGGATACTTTTACTCCGATCAAAAGAACCTTGAGGAATCAAGGTTCTTTTTGTTTTGTGTCATATTTCGTGTCATACAGCATTAAAAAAGCCGGGAGGACTTCGCTTGCCCTCTCAGCTTATTTCTTTATTCGGGTTTTCTTTTATTCGCCACTTTTCAAAATCTCCGTTTTTTACTGCTTCTTCCGCTTCTTTCCGGGCTTTTATGGCTGCATCCAAATCTTTTGTCCGCTTTAGTCTGTACTGCTTGCCCTTGTACCCTATGGACGCAATCCACACGTGTTTTGTTTCGATATGATTTTTTCTAAAGTTTTTTCTAAAGTTTCAAAATTTTTCCGTTAAACCGTTTATATTTTTTACGTTTTATCATACTGTTTATATCTTGGTTTTCTCGCAAAAACAAAAGGTCGGGTTTTCCCCAACCTTTTTCGAATTATCTTTCGCTTTTACCCAAATACTTCTTCTGCAACTTGGACGGGTTTTCCTGTCGGATTTCCGGGCACATCCCCGCTTTTGTACAGGTAAATAATTATTTTGTTTCCATCGGTGTATATTTCGCCATCTGTAAATATCATTTTTTTATACTCTATTGCCTTCATTCCGCTTGCCAGCTCCACTATTTCTGCGCCCTCCAGAAGCACTATTTTCGTCTCGTCCGGATCGCATCTCCATGTATGCGGGTTCAAACACACTTTTATTCCTCCCTTTTCCGGATAACATCTGTAAGCCTTCCCGATCGTTCTCATTTTTTTATTCCTCCTTGTTATTTGCTTCCATTTTCTGGTCAATCAGCTCCATTATAAACCTACTTACGCTTTTTCCGTCTGCTTCTGCAGCCTTCTTTATCTCCCTTGCTTTTTCTTTCGGAACGGTTATTCTTATAACCTGTTTATCCTGCATGTACTTTTCGATCGCTCTTGCCTGTCCTTCTGTGTATTTTGCTCCCATCTCATTTCTCCTTATTCATTTTTTTCCTGTTGCGTCCACTTTCTTCCCCATTTATTTTTCCCCTGGTTATATTTATACTATATCACATGTGTGTATATATGCCTATATACATTTTAAACAAATATATGCGTATATATTTGTTAATTTTCCCAATTGATATATATGCTTATATATGTTACTATATCAACATAAGGAACAGGAAACACCCGATAAGGAGGAAAACAAAATGAAGAAAGAGTTTTTAGAAAAAGTCAAACACGAAGGCATCGTAGATACCAGAAAATACAGATATGTGTATTCGAACGGAGAGATCAAAAGACTCCCCATTGAATATCTCGACACGACAGCTGCTCTTTCCGAATGGGAAGTTGTTCTTAGCTTCGTGAAATAATTACTTCAAGCACAAAAGAGCCTTACGGCTCTTTTGTTGTTTGAAAATATATTTTTTCAACCCACACCGCTACGCGGTGACTACATTTTTATAGTACACTGGTTTTTATCAGTTGTCAAATTATTTTTGTCCAAATAATCCCCGCTGTAAAAAGATTCAAGAAGCATCGAAAACAGAGAAAGAAATTGTAGAAAACAGATAAATAAAAAGGGGACAAGCAAATAAATTAGCTTATAGTGGCGAATCACAAGCGCCATTTTTTTTCTTTTCCGTCCCACTTAAAACCCTTGTCTTTAAGCGTACCCCGTAATCCGTAGGTCTGCCCAGAAACAGATTTGACCTTGTTCCAGTTTACGCCAAAAACGTCCCCGTCTTCGGCTCCTGCCTTTAATTTATAAGTGAGGTACTGCGTCCTGTTTGACTTCGCTGTTTTGTCTCTTTCTACCGGAGTGGCATATGCAAAGGCAAGTTCTCCGTTTCCGGCATCGATTGCCTCTAAAATATCGCTTTTATAATACCCAGGGGAGTACCCGCGTGCTTCTCTGTAAACAGTTTCGATTGTTTTTTCTTTGGCGCTTCTGTCAATAACTCCGCTGCTTCCGCTCATACCGCTTTGACCGCCGCGCCCACCGAAAAACTGTAAATTTATCACCATGCCGCCACCTCCGCAACGTTAAATTTATCGCTAAACGGCTTTATCCTGATTATATCACCTTTGCAATCGTCTGGTACAGATCCATAAAAGATAATCTTATCAGGACATAGCCGCTTCATCATTTCATCATAGCCTGCGGCCGGGAGGACTTTGAATGTTCTCTCGGCCTATATCTTTATTCCAAGATCTTAACCTTATGGACAATCCCATTAATTCCCATCGCCGCAAACTGCTGCCGGATAACCTCTGCCTGCTCGCGTGTCCATACATCAGCTACGGATACTGTATAAATCACTCCCGGCTCTTCCGCAGGCTGCGACCACAGCATCGGATCCTCATAGGCTATGTCAAGGTCTACATCGCCTTTGATGCCCGGGATCTCGCCGCAGCTCGTGTACTGCCACCCAGATATATCACCGTCAACATCAGGCTTGTATTTCTGATCCGGCTCATCATCAAACCGCATTGTACGATAGCCGCGATAATAACGTGCTATCCACAACCGCGTCCCGGCAAACGCATTAAAGTCAAACCAGCGCTCCTTATACACATACAACCCAACATACAGTCCAAAACCGTACCCTGCTGCCGTGATAACCTCCTGCGCCGCACGGATACACTCCGTCAGCTTTGCAGCACCCAGCGGCCGCAGCACGTCCTTGTCCTCTACATCCCACCAGACCATACCGGTCAGATGATGTGACCTCAACAGTTCCACGACCTGCTGTGCTTCCTGTCGCGCTGCGTCCTGTGTAGCTGCGTAGGTATACTTATATACAGACACAGGTATATTGTGCTTCCGACATCCCTCCAGATTTGTAGCAAACTGATGGTCTGCCTTGCCTGATCGGCGCACACTACGCAAGACCGCAAAATCTACGTCCTCGGGGATCTGTGCCCAGTTGATCGTGCCCTGGTTATCTGATACGTCAATTCCTTTCCACATAAGCATTACCTCACCACAAAATTCTCCCATTTTTTGTAAGCGTCCACATAGGTTTCCTGCTTGTCACCGTTATGGGTGATCTCATAATACATACCGTCAGAAACATTTGTGCTCAGCAGTGCCTTGTGGTTCTGAAGCGTCTTGCAGTACCAAACCACGAATACGTCATCCCCTGTAATCTGCTTCTGGTCAGTTTTGTCCGCGTGGCTGTTGAAATAATCCACTACAACCTGTTTACTTTTTTCTAAAAACTCTTTGCTTCCCATACTCTTAGTCCTCCGTATAATCTTCGATCACATCAATCCCATACTCAATGGCACAGGTATTTTCAATGCGGCAGCCTCTTGCGTTTTCCCATCCTTTTGCAAAATACACAATGTCCGCAGTCGAAAGCAATTCCAAAGATTTTCCCAAAAACCACAAAGGTCTCGCATCCGCAGGCGCGCTCTGGAAAAACGAATCAATAACCTCTATTTCTTCGTCTTCTACAAAATTTCTCTTTGCGCTGGCGATTGCCTTTTCCCTCTCTTTTAAAATTTCCTCATCTGTTTTGCCTTTCATCGGCTGTGAAATAAAAAGTTTTTTCATGCTCTGCTCTCCTTATTATTTTTATAGGGCGACCGAAGCCGCCCCAGAATCACGCTTAACCCCGCGCCGGGAGATAATCGGATCACCTTATCCTTCCTGTACTTCTTTCCATACACTATCTGTTCCTACAGCTCCAGGCTCCCATACATTGTTATCGACAAGCGATTCCCAGACCTTACTGTTGTGTTTTACCTTATCGCCTTTTTTATATCCGTTTGTGCTTCCAGGCTGCTCCCAGTCCGGGATAACACCAGGATCAGGGATGAGTACCTTTGCAAACAGGGACGGTGCCGCTTCCGGGGTCCACTGCTCCTGTTTATCGTGGTCAGACAGGACATTGTACAGCACTTTATTATAAGTGCACCGCTGCCCTTTTGTCAGATGTGTTCCGTCCTTCAGTGCTTCCCATTCAGGGTACAGCGACGGCACGAGCAAAGCCTGTGCATCCGTGTTATTCACAGCGCTGAATTTAGCCTGCCCCAGCATTGCCTGAAGATTTTCTTTCGCTTTTTTCGTAAACATATCATTTGCCCTCCAAGATTCCGTTGATTTCATTGATGCCAGACGTGATGCTGGACACATCGTTTTCCAGCTTTGTGACTTTATCAGTCATTCCCTCCGGCAGCCCTGCTTCTTCAGTTTTTTCCATACGTACCGTACATACAGCCACATGGGATTCCACAAACCCGCTTTCTGTGGTTGCGTCCTCCTGCTCGTAATTGATGGATGCGATCACGTCAGGCGTATATTCCAGCCCGGCGAATTTTTTAAATCCAGCGTACCCGCACATCAAGTCGGTTCCTACATAGTACCGCATCACAGCCGTGTTTTCAGGGTCGGAAAACGTGCCGATGATGCTTTTCACATCGCTGCTTTTTATAGAGATTTGCAAGGATTTCCCACTTTGGGTAATTCCATCAATCTCCAATTCTTTACCAGATTTAAATACGATTTTTTTCATATGTTATTTTTACCTCTTTTCTATTTTTAGGTTTTATTTAATATACATTTTGTTTTTACTCAACTAAGTAGGGATTTGAAAGTTGTAAAAGAACATTCGGTCTGGAAACAGATCGGCGAACTGTCCGGGACTACACAAAAAACTTTCGATTTTTCACAATATGATGAAGTATACCTTGTAACAACATGCGCCGGAAACACAAAATTGATTTATACCGTCAAAGTACCAGTTGTTACACTGGGCGAAAATAAAATACAAGTGTGCAACGGCGGATATACCTCCGGAACTGGAGCGCAGTGCGAATGGGAAATCTCAAAAACATCTTGCCAGTTGCGTGCCTGTTATGTTGGCGGGACAAATTACACAGGATCTCAAACAACACTATATGCCAGATAAATTCTCATATTTTACATTTACCCAAGATAATAAACTATCCATGTGGCGCTTATATTATAATTTCCAGCGCCAGCAGGTCCGCCCCATGTAGCGGAAACACTTCCGGATGCAGAATCATCGCTGTACGAAGACGATATGCTGCATCCATAAGACCAGTTAGCATTATCTACGCCGACGCTATACGAAAACTTTTCTATTCCGACACCCAAAATTTTTGATGCTGAAATTTCAGATGCTTTTACGGAAAATGTTTTTCCTGTAATTTTATGTTTTTTTATATCAGGATCACACAATTTTTTTGTCACTGTATCGGCACCAGTAGAGTATGTGATATAAACCCCGTCCTCTCTGGCATCCATGCCAGTAATTGCGCCATTGTCATTCATGGCGCTTAAATCCCTATTTAGCGCATCAATATTTGTCTTTGCCTTCGCAAATCCGTTCGTGATTCGCTGTTCGAGGTCGTTCATGTTTTTAGTGTTAAACGCATCGCCCTCCTGAGACACCTGTCCCTCACTGCGGGAAACGTCATACGTTGTTGATTCTCCGTTTGCAACGTTTCTCAGAAGCCTACGTCCTGCAAATTCCACAAGGCGGGCTTTCCATTCTTTCGGGGTAAACCATGTTTCTGCCATTATAAAATTCCTATTCCTTCCCCGGCGTAGAGTTCGTCGCCGCAATAATAATAACTGTCCATAACTCGGTCATATACATATTTGACATCGTGTAAGATCTTTTCTATGGCGTTCCATTTTTGATAAGTAGTCAGCGGCGGGTCTGGTGTGGCAGGGGTATCTTTCAAAGCGCTCCACGCTTCACGGATCAGCTTCACGTTGTCGCGGATCCGTTTAAAATCACTTGCCCGCGGAATCTGATTCGCCCCCCACATCTTTACCGTCACGCTTATCGCCAAAGTTTCAGCGATCTCACGGATGTTGCTTTCAATCCGGTTCAAATCCGCTACATTCAACGCTCCCTTCATTCTGGCAGCCCATTCCCTTTTTTCTTCTTCGGAGATTGTTCCTGCAGCGTATTTATCATTCAAAACCTTTACCCGTTCAACGTCCGCCTGCGTTCGGTCATACACCCATTCCATCAGATAATCCCTACCTTCTCATCAGAATACAGCTCGCCGGAATAATACTCTTCTGATGTTATTTTATAATATCCACGGCATTTTGCCGTACCCACAAATCCACCTGTAAGGTCAACGCTAAAGGATTCTATACAGGCGACAAAATTTCCGTGCATTTGCAAGGTATTTTCAATCTCCGCCCAGTCCCCTGCTTTTTCCTCTGCGGACAAATGGCGTGTCTGGATGATCTGCTGGAGTTGGTAATAATCCAGGATATTGTCTGCAACCTTCTGTGCGCTTTCGTAATTTAAAAGCGTTCCGGAAAATGTTTTCGTGTTCCGCACTTCACCTGACTTTATATGCTCGATTCTGGACAGTGTAGCCAGCTCTGTACCAACATATTTGTGCCCCGTGATCGTGACCTCTGCACGTGCGTTTCCCGCGATTTCCAGCACAACATAGTACGGCATTTGTTTGACAATCCTCCCCGCAGATGCGCTCATGTTCACTGCCGGGCTTGTGAGCTGAATTGTATGTATCCCCGGATCGTATGTGCCTTTCGTAATCTCGCTTTCCGCCGCGTCCAACACCCACGTTTTATATTTTACGCTTACGTCTGACACATAAGGATCTGCCTTTAACGTCGTGGAAAATTTCCGGCTGCGCGGAATCGTTGTCGATATTTTTCTGGTCGATTTTCGTATTTCGATTCCAGACCGGCGGGATGTGTTCATAATCGCAGCGCAAGCGAACAATACCTCACGCAGAGCTTTTTGACAGGTCTGGATTTTAAGCGTGCCATACAGCGGCGTTTGCGCCACCTCTTCCTCAACCGTATAATCTTCAATCCCTGCCGCTGTCATAATCTCTTCGATCACACTTCCCGCCGTTTCTCCGGCGTATATCCGCCCGTCTTTAAAATCCACATTAGCAAGCATCCCTTTGTAGTCGATCGCCGATATTTGGGTGACATTTTTGGTGGTACTGTTGGATTCCATAAAAAACACGCTCAGCGGCATCTTCACGCCGTCAACGATTTCGTATGGCAACATTCTTTGCTTTTTCTGCAATGTTTTGTGCAACCCGTTAATGTTTCCAACATTAAAATCATCATCAGTGTCAACAAAGTCAAACGTGAGTTTGTCCGTTTTAATCTGATTACTGATAGGATCTGTGTCATTTATAAGTTTCGCGCTTTTTATGACATCGGGACCCCAGATAAACGTTGTGCCATACTCGAGATAGTTTAACTTTACATTGTGCCACGGTAGGGCACGTACAAATCGGATTTCAATGCGTCCGTATTCCTCCACCTGGTTTTCGGCAAAATAATTCAGTTTGTCCGGAAAGAAACGTTTTTGCGATTTATATGTACCGCCGAGGTCGTACCATGTCACTTCCATCTCCAGCGGGAATGTTTCCGAAAAATGAAAAGTCAGCCCGATAGAGGTATGATTTTCGGTAAAATCTATTCTGATTACAGGCTGTTTTGTGAAAATTCCATCTGCGCCCGCTTGCACATCCGAAAAAAATGGGATGTCCGTCGGCGTGTCTGGCATTTCGCTAAGACTCCCATCCAACACGAAAAAATTATGTTCCAGTGTAGCGTATTTGGGCGGGCTGCCTTTTGACTTAAACAGCCCCATATCCCCAAAAGCGGCATTGCTCTCTGTGCTTTCTTTTGCATCAGGCAGAGCAGTCGTGTCATACAGATTGTATTCGACATAAAATTCTGTTTTCATCACGGTCTCCTTGCCGGTTCTTTCGCCGTAAACTTGCAGGTAAACCCTTTATAATCAGCGCTATCCTGTGTTATCTTCTCGTATTCATCAGAGACGCTGGATATATAAGCAGTGTATTCGTAATAACCAGGATCTGACGGCAGCGAAATAACATGGAATGGGACGGGCTCTGTAACCTTATCCCAGAAACGTTTATATACGCCATCCGGGAACGAGCTGCTCTTCCCGACCGACATTGTGTAATTAAAATACACGCCTATCAATTCACGCTGGAGCTCTCCCGTTTCAACTCTTTCGGCGAATTTGTCGAGGAAATCCGCGTTTCTTTTTATGGACACGATGGGGATGTTAAAATACTCCCCATCTATGTATATGCCGCGTGTAAAAATCATCCTCCGATCACCTCCAGATCATATCCTTGCCTGCTTGCTTCCGATAAGAAATCCTGCAGTGTAGCTTGCGCCAGATCTACCCCGTTTACCTGCAAGACAATTTTCGCCGTTCTAAATCCGCCGCCGCTCTCTGCCATTACCTCCGATACAGCTTGTTTGATTGTGCCTATCGGCGCTTCGATGTTGGTCTGCCCTGCCCGCTGGTCGCCCAGAATCGCCAGGAACGGGTTGCCGCCACGGATTACCGAGCCAGATGCAAGCGCCGGGATATCCCGCATGGTACGAGATGCAAAGCTTTCGTTTATGGCATACGGCTGCGTGGACATTGTTCGCGGCTTCGATGATCCGCCACCAGTAAATGCGTTTTTGATACCGCTGCCGATGTTCTTGATTTCCTCTATAACGCCTGCAATCATGTCGCTAACCCATGTAAAGAAGCCGGACAAGAACGCCTTTATAGAATCCACGACGCCTTCTATTTTGGTTTTAAAAATCGTGAAGATTTCCTGCGCGGTATTCCATGCGCCCTTCCAGTCTCCATCAATCAGCTGCTTAACAACTTTTACAAACAGACGAAATACAGTTTTCATGATGTCAATAATACTGTTTATCTTATTCCAGAAATCTTTGAACGTATCCCAAGCAACCGCCCACGCCTCTTTCCAAAATTCTAAACAATCGTTTATAAACGTCATAAAGGTTGTAAAACCGTCAACAATCGTCTTAATTCCAAGTATAATAAACTCTAACAGCACCCCTAATCCTTGCACCAAGAATGGCACTGCGTAGGTCATAATCCAGTCAACAATCGGTTGCAAAATACTCTCCCAAAAAGATTTTAAAATATCCGCAACCAACCCAACTCCTCTTATTATAGCTTCCCAAGCCGGCAGAAAAGACTGCGTAAGAAGCTCTGATATTCTAGTCCCGATTCTGTCGATAACTGGCTGAATGTGTGTATTCCATGCGGTTAAAAAATGGTTGACAACCTCTGAAAGCCCGCTCGTTAAACTATCAAATAATGGCTTGATATGAGCGTCGTACATTGCATTCAGGCTATCAAACGCTTTATCTACAGCCGTCTTAAATCCTTCCAGCACGGTAGCTGCGCCACCTAATAACCCCTCCAGTGCAGTCTTGAACCCGTCAGCATTTTCTGTAAACGGTACAATAAGCATTTGTAAAAAGTCCCGCCCCAGTTTAAGCGCAAGTTCAGTCAGCCCCATAGCTGCATCCGCAATGCTTCCTATCAGCGCCGATACAAAGCGGATCCCGCTTTCGCTTGCAAATGCTTCAAATACATGGGCTATACTCTGGAACAAATCAGCCAGAAGAAGGTTTATATCTGCCCCCACGTTAAATGCGGATATCAGGAATTTTTTTATCCGGTCGGTATTGTTTTCGAGATAATCCCCAATCCCGCCGATCAAAGCCGCCGCCAGAGTAAGCCCTATACTCGCCATTGATCCGGTAAAGGAACCCAACATATACATAAAGGTTTTAAGGAAGTTGTCAGCAGCCCCCACAACTGCAGGATCTGACCATATCTCTATCCATGCATCACGGATTTGCTGAAGCCCATTTTTGATAATATCTAAGCGGTATTCAAAATCACCCAAGCCATCCCAGAAGCCTTCCGCAAAAGCATCTTTTAACTCTTTTACATAGTCAAGAATAGGTTTCAGATTCTCCAAAATCCCATCAAGCCAAGACTTCACTCCTGCATCAACAGGGACTTCCTCGAACATGTCTTTCGGCTGCGTTCCGCCTCCACCGCCGCCGGAATCATCCTGCTTTTGCAACACATCCAGGTCATCAAACTTTGCCAAAGCTCCGGCTGCCTTTTTTGCCGCAGCTGCTGTTCCATTCAGGGAATCGTTATAGGAATCCTGTATCTTTTTCGCTCGGATGAAAGTGCTTTTCCCGCCAAGGATGGCAATAAACTGCGCCACATATGTTATCGCCCGCGCTATCCCGTTTATAAGCGCATTGAGATATGGAATTACCATCTGGACAATTGGCGCAAAGGCAGCAGCAAACGCATTACCAAGTGTAGCCAGTGAATTTTTTAGAGACTGAAATGAATTTGCCAACGGAGCAGAATACTTTGCAAGGTTTGAAAACCCCTTTTGCATTCCAGCTACCATTGCATTAAATGCTTTTGTAATCCAGTTGAATATCAACAGCGATAATGCGATTCCTTTCAGCCTTGACGCAAAGGTGCCGAACAGCCCCGCGCTTTTTTTCGCGCCGGACGAAGCTGTTTTAAATGCTTTATCGGCAGAACGCTTCATCCGATCGAATTCTTTTTTGATGGGCTTCTGCTTCGCGTTAAGTTCTGCCAGCCTGCGCTTTGAAACATCTATGTTCCCAGCAAGCTGTGACGCCTTTACAGACATCTTCTGAAATTCTTCTGTATCTTTTGGGGATACAAACGCGTTACCGGATGCTTTCTCCGCGTTTATTTTTTCCTTGATTTCATCTACTTTTTGAGCCGCTTCATCCAGTTGAGCCTTGTCCACCTTCGGGGTATACGCCTTTCCACTGTTCTCCATCTGCTGAAGCTTTTCTTTCAGATCATCTACACGGTCGGATGCGGCTGCAACCTGTTCATTTAGTACGTCCCATGCGCCGCCGGTTTGAGGTACCCCCATATTTTCCCAGTCTGTCTGACGTGCTACAAGCTTAGACAGCTCTCCTTGCGCCGCAACGAGGTCTTTCTGTAAAGCTTTATACTCAGACGTTGCCGCCCCCTTTTGTGACATACGGGCCTGCAGTTTTGAATACTCGGATTCTGCCTTTTCTAACTCTCTTTGTAATTCTGCAAATTTTTCTGTCGGGATTTTCTTTTGCGAAAATTCTTCCATTTTGCGATTGAGAGAATCTAAAGCCGCGCTGTCTTTTTTTATGGCATTAGACACGCGCATCATCTGGCTGTTTAAATCTTTTGTTTCAATTTTTGTGTTTATCCGTATCGAACCGTCATATTTCGGCATATCAGCCTCCTACCTTGATCCATTTCATAAAAGCGTCAACGTCTTCCTGTTCCTCTTCTGTCAGTTCCTCTTCCCGCTCTATTGCAAATATTTGTTTCTGCTCCTGCAATGCCTGTTTTGCACGCGTGTCCATCTTAGGGTCTATTTTCTGCTGCCGGATGGCTATGACGTTCGTGTATGCGCATTCACCGAGCGTGGACAGCAGTCCCATGAACGCCCAGTAGTGCATGTCAGACCGGTTCAGGTCGATTCCGTACTTCTCCAGAAATGCTGAATAGATGCGCCACTGGTCTATGTCAAAATCTGTTACCGGAACTTTGTCCTCATCCTTCGGGCGGTTGTCGGTATACCACCCGCTCAGAAACCACCTAAGGCCATCCACGGCAGTTTTTAAATCGGGTAAAGAAGAAGGGCTGCCGTCCCCATCCTCTGACGGATACAGCAGCCCCAGCGCTACAGCCAACCTTTCATCGTCTGACAGGTCCGGATCTTGCAAAGCCTGTGAAATCTGGATCCCTGTCTGGAAGGATTCGTCTATGCGGAAACCCTCATATTCTGTTGGGAATTTATCAAGCAGCACATTCCACATTTAATTGCTTCGCGCCCCTTTCCTGTTCGGGCTGTATTTGCTTGTGATTTTCTGATTTCGTTCAGTGGCGAAGCCCTGAAGAATCGGTATGATCTGGTCTAAAAAGTCCGCGATAAGCTCCATTCCCGGGGATTCCACGTCAGGGAACACCTTTTTGCAACACCCGCTCCCAAACAGAGAATCCAACTCAGCGCAGGCCTCTTTGCATAAAGCGTCATACGCTCCGAAGCGTTCCGTGAAATCACCGGAAGAATCATTAGCAATCCTATCGGCTTCCTCGTTTTTTGCATTCAGCCATGCCACAAAATCGTCAAAACGCTTAAAAAAACTGTTGTCAGAGATGTTGACCGCAATATAATCGCCGTTGTCGTTGACCTCAATGCGTTTGACGCCACTGTCTACTCGTAAACTTGCTGCTCCCATCTTGTCCTCCTTATTCCGTTAAAGCCCTGTCAGACGCGGGCGTCGCCGTGAATTTTCTTGTGGTTACGTTAAACGTTCCAGCTTCTCCGTCACCTCTGCCGCCAAGAGTCAGTGTATCTGTCACGTTTGACCCTGCATCGCCGCCCGTGCCACCTACACTCACAACGCAACGGCGGCGGACTGCCGGATATGAGGGTCCAGCGCCGGAAACTCTCACGCGGACATAGGATGTGATGGCGTCAGCTCCGACGGGCAGCGTGTCGATCATCTTGTTAAACCAGTCCGTGAGCTCCGTGTCCTCTTCGTCTACGTTCTGTCTTTCAACTTCGATGGACGGCGTATAAGATTTAAGGTCAGTAGATCCGTTTTCCTGATTGATGTACTGCACTGTTTCAGTCTCCGGGTTCATCTCCTCTGTCAAAGATGTAATGCCCGTTCCCAGAAGCCGGTAGTCTGCCGCTGACCCCTCAGCGGACGTGTCCATTTTTACATCAACGAAATGTCTCAACAAATGTCTTTTCATCGTTTTCTTCCTTTCTTAAAATTCAGGTTCGATAACATTTTTATAATAAACCGTAACCGGTAGAACCCAGTCCTGCACGCCATTCTCCTGCGGCTGTGTTCCATATGCGTTCCCACGTGTTACCCGCTCAATTTTCCGCCCTGCGGTCAAATCCGGGTATACCGCTTTTTCGTACTCTTTCCCTTCAATCCCGGAGGGTTCGTGGCAAAGCCAGCGCCCCAGCGTGTCCAGAAATTCCAGAATAGTGATTTTCTGTCGTTCCCTTGCTCCCGTGGTCGAACGGTATACTACAAAGCAGGGATACCGGCATTCCTGATATATCCGCCCGAGTATATCTTCTTTTTCTGTATACACCAGCGCCCCGGAATCATTGGAAAACGCAATGCCATCCTCAGACCCGAGCTCTTCGAATTTAATTACTTCATCCGGATACAGCCCCGGAAACTGGTTAAGCAGCGACTTCATTGCCGCCGTCAAAACATCATAGCCGGTAGCATCATTCCCGATAGGTTCAGCCATTTTCCTCCACCTACTTCCCTAAGATTTCAAAATGCGGAATTATCGCATATGGTCCGCCCACTGACGATATAAGATAAACAAAATCCTTTTCGGTATTCATAAACGCGTAAAACCCTTCATATCGCCTGTCCGTATAATCTGCATCGTTCACAGGACTGTCCCCGTCCCATGCTCCTACCATAAAAAAATCTGTAGACGGATTAAATGTAATGCTGTCGGGCAACAAATCGTTGACCTGTCTGTTCCATTCCTTCGGCGGAAGCCACGGCAATTCTTTTCCGACGGTATCAACAACAATTTTTCTCCCGTCCTTAACCCCGAACGGGATATGTAACTGTGCATTATCTGTGCTGTCTGTCCCGTACAGTTTCATGATCTGCCCCCGATCAGTCTCAAGATGCACGCCGGAAAGCACATGGGGATACCAGATGGCGGCAGTGCTGGATTCGTAAAAATTGAATATTGTCACTATCGCATCATTCATCGGTATCCCTCATTTCACAAAGAGCTTCGTTAAATTTATCCGTAAACGCCCGGATTCTCACGATATTTCCCATGCATTCCTCTTGCACAGAACCGTAAAAGATGATCGTCTCCGGCTGCAACCGCCTCACCATTTCTTCATACCCTGCCAAAAACAGCGCCTTTTTTTCCTTGCTGTTCATGCAGCCAACAGAAGATACCGCCACCGTTCCACCCTCTGGCTCCCCATCGAAACACCAGTCATAAGAATCCGGTGTACTCCATGAGATGGTTGGGATAACTTGTATTCCTGCCTCCTGCATATACGCCGCACACCAGTGTTTGAGGTAGTGGTTGTATATTTGCATGACCTTAGGAAAATCTGTATAGGTAGAGAAATCTGGAGACATTACATAGCGAAATCTTTGAAGCATCGGGATATACCGGTCTATGTTTGACCACAGGCGGCAAAACTGGTAATCATCCAAAAAGAAATGAACACCTTTTTCAGATGGATTTTTGCAAGATTTTGCATAATTAAATCCGATCCAGTCACAACCGCCTTCATAAGTCACAGGGGATATTTCCGGTATGTCATACTCTCCAACGCCGTCAAATATCCTGCGTTCCAGATTGTCGTAACTGCGACTGGTTCGATATCCCATTCCTACTCGCCTTTCTTAAATCTGCTCCATAATTCTGCAAACTTCTCCCAGCCGTACATCGCCACGAAAGCAACTAAAAATCCCGCCAGAATAGCCGCCAGAATCATGTACCAAATAATAGTCTGCTGGATGTACTGCATATATGCTACAAACGCGGTCACTGTAATCCCGATGGACAGGACAAGCACGAGGATATCCGTAGGGATTTTGGAAAGCACGCCTACACCCTTAAATACCTGTGTGATGACCGACACGATAAACGCTAATGCGCCGATAACCGCCAAAATTGCGGTCATATTTGTAAACAACATCTCCATATCTACCTCGTTCCTGCGTACAACAACGGTACGCCATCATCATTTTTCACTCCTGCCAGATAAAGCATTGCCGCATCTGCCAGAAGCTTGTTCGTCTCCTGTGCATCCCCGGCCGCCTGGTAGACCGCGCTCCATGCCTTTGCGCCGTTTGCCATTTCGGACGGGGAAGCGTAGGAAATTGATTCAGAACCGGCAGACTTGGAAGTAATTACTCCCGAAGTAACACCGCCAGCCCCGCCGGAAGATGTCCCCCCAGCGGCGGCAGATAGCGCCTGTTTGTCGGCCAGTTCTAGTTGATACAGTTTGTCACAGACCGCGCACACGGCTTTCTGAACCTTTGTTTTCGCTCGTTCATTGTCTGGAAGCCCGTCCACCAGGCGGTCAAAGGTTATCATGTTCAGAAAGTCACTGGCGCGATCTGCGATACGATCAAAGTCCTCCGCCGGGACGACATTCCCGTGGTAGATCTGCTCATAAAATGTAAATGTGCTATATGCCATCCCGTCGGCCTCCTTATCTCTTACTCTTCCGTCTTGTTTCCCCGGAAAGCGGTTCGCCGTCAGTATTCAGGGGTGTACTGGCGGCCATCAACCCCCCGCATTTACGGTGATTTTCGCGATACCATCCAGGTATTCCGCAAACAGCACAAGGCCGGTGATCGCAAACGACTCAGACACGGCGGTGTTGTAGTTGCCCTGTGTGTGGAAACCGATCAGATTCGTTTCTCCGCTGGTCGTGTACACAAGTCCTGCCTTCGCGAAGTCGCTGTCGTTGGGGTCGATGTAATACATCACGATGTTTTCCACCGGTGTAGCGATTACCGTATCAGCCGGGATCTCGCTGTCAGAAAGGAGGAAAATTGTATTGAACCCCATAAAATCCTTCAGGTACTGGAAGCCGAACTGATTCTGGATGGTGATGTTCGCTGCTCCGATATACTTGTACACGTCAAGGATGTTCACAAAACCGACAACCCCGGTGATGTTCCGGTGCATCTGCTTAAACTTGTTCTCAACCTTGCCCTTTGCCATCGCAAGTGCCATCTGGAAGGTTGTTTCCTCGGACGTGAGCGTTCCGGTTTTCAGATAGTCGTAAAACTTCTTTGTCACGCCCGCCTGAATCTGATAGAGGAACTCGTCGTCAGTCATCTGGACAGCGTTGTCATAACCGTGGTCTTTGATTGCTTCAATCGAAACGGCCTTCGCGTACTTCTCGATGGTCATTTCCTGATACTTCTTTTCCTTTACGGTAAATTTGCTATACGGGATATCCTCGCCTTCGCCTACTGCACCATCCTCGAGCGTCCCCTCCGCATATTTACTTTTCAGCACTGCGCCGGGCTGCTTCTTTATGGGGTGCATGATCCCCAAGATGTCCCGCAGATGCTGCCAGTTGCGTTCGAATCTGGTTACAAAATCCAGCTCTCTTGCGGTTACCTGGACATCCGCTGTTTTAATCAAATTTGCTTTTGCTGGCATATTAGCCCTCCTGCTTTAATTAAATAAACTCATGTTCGCAGCAATTGCAGCCTGACGCTCAGAAGCATCCTTGATGCTCATAATCTGGTCTTTCGTCAGCGCGCCGCCCTGCCCCTGCTTGTTTGTCGGCTGTGTAAAGCGTGCCTGATTCTGCTGTGCTTTCTGCTGCTCATCGTCAACAAATGCCGAAGCGTCCTTTTCCTTCATCTGGGTTATGAGGTCATTCAGTCCGAGGATTTTCCCGTCTTTCAGTTTTAATCCGGCCTCCTTGACTTCTGCCATAATTGCGCGCTTTGCCGCTTCGCTCGAGAATTTAATTCCTTCAAACTCCGTTTTCAGAGCGTCCGTGAAATCTCTCTCATACAGCTGCGCCTGTGCGTTTTTCTCGGCATCCTCGGCCTTTTTCTTCCAATCAGCCAAATCCTTCTGCATTGTTTCAAGGTCAACGCCCTCGAAGCCTTTCAGGGTGCTTTCTGCCGTCTCAGCTTTTCCTTTCCACGTGTCCCGGTCAGTCTCAACCTTTCCCAGCTTCTTTTCATGTTCAGCTTTTGTGACGTAATTTTCCGCCACCTTTTTCGTAAGGTTTTCCTTTTTGTCTGCCGAGACCTCAATCCCCAGTTCTGTCAAAATTGCTTCAATATTCTGCATCTTTATCCTCCTAAACGTGATTGATTAACCGCCCGTCAGCGGTATGGATTAAGCCCGATAAACCACGGGCGGGGTAGTTGTGGGAATGGGAATTGAACCCATGACACACGGCTTATAAGGCCGCTGCTCTACCTCCTGAGCTATCCCACAAAGCGCCCGGGGTAGCGAACCGGGCGAAAAGCGTAATGATCGGCGCTGTCTAAACAATGCACTTATACCGTGCGCCGGGGCTTGAACCCGGCTGCTTCCATGCACGGTGGCAAAAACAAAGAAAGATGGGATGGATTTTCCTGCAATTACGATTTACAGGATTGCACACAGACGGAGTCGAACCGCATTTTCAACCTTCCCGCAAGGCTGTGTGCTGTAAAGGAGGAAATACAAATACAAAAAAGAGCCAGCAATCTGTAAGAAATCCTTACAAATCACTGGCTCTGCGTCTGGCGTCTGGCACTTAACGGACGATAGGCTCTGCCTTTCCGTTTTCAATATTCACGAGGCTGGTCGTTTTACATTTCGGGCAAAACACCGGAAGATTATGCGCTGTCGTATCCTTGCGGAATGCTGACCGCGTTTTATTATTACAGACAGGACAGTATACCCTTTTGATATCCATGACGATCATTCCTTTCCATATCCTTTAATACATTTTACTAAATAAAAAAAAACTATGGCGTACCCATGTTTAAAGCAAAAGCGGCAGGTTTACCCGCCGCCTTTACTCACATCATCTTTCGTAATTTTTCGATGTACCGCGAAATAGTCTCCCGCTCTTCTCGGCAGTCTGCATCCTTTGACAGATCTCCCAGCTCTTCCGTCAGTGCATCCATATGCTCTTCCAGAGCAGCCAGCATACGCCGCTTGCAATCCTCAGACTTGCCGTTGCGATAAGACTGCTTGTTTTCCATGTAATCATCATAAGGGTCATTGTTTCCGTTTCCACGGCTATAGTGACCCTTTACATAGTGCTCCCCACGTCGCGCATAGGAGGATCCATCGTCATAGGCCGTCATGCTCATTCCATCATCCCTGCTGTATCTCCCACGGCTGTCGCGTTTCCGCCTCTCGCTGTACTCTCCATTCTGGCTATAACCGCCTTCCATTTCGTCGAGAACGGCGTTATAATAGCCCTCTTTGCACTTCCAGTATTCCACATTTTCCATGTCTTTCAGCATGTCGATAAGCTTGTATGCAGTTTCAAGGTTTCCGGTATTCAGACCTTTTTCTGCGATTTTATCCAGTTCTTCACGGATATTTTGCATCAATTTATAGCTCATGGTCTGCCCTCCTTAACCGCAAACCCGAACAGCTGTTATGTTCGGGTTGTCTACTAACACAGGAATTGTCCCTGCGTTTTTGATGGAAATGTTTTCACAGCATCCACAGAACACATCGACGTATGTCTGGGACGATGTGTTAAAATACTGCTCTACTGCCGCAGGGGTGGCACGCATCACCGTGCCGCCGAGGATTTCCCCATCTCTGGCAATTCCCAGCGCCACTTCTCCTACCGTTTCCCCAGTCGGTACTGCGACGTTTCCGGAAAATGTAATCAGATATCTACCGGGCTTTACAAGCGTTATCTGCGCGCTTCCAGCCCTGTGTCTTTCTGCGCATCCGCCCTTTGTTGCCACTGCCGAAAACGGGATAGACTGCCCTACGGGGACCGTGACCGGCGTTGTGTTTACTAACTCAATCATTTTATTCTCCCTTCATTTCAAAAGGGGCAGACGTTCTCAGCCTGCCCCTTTTTGTGAATAACGGCATCAGCCGAACATCATGGCAAAATGCCACGAAGATACTCCGTCTGAAGTTTTAACATCCGCATCCCGTGTTGCCTCCGTAGCCACATCCGGTGCCAAAGCTAAAGCCTGTCGGGTTTACGATGGACGTGTACGGGGACATTACCGGATAAGACGGAACGGGTGTAGGTCGCAAAGCATTTAAGATGCTGTTTGTCTGTGCGTTGTTAGACAGCTGGAGCTGTGCGGACTGTAACTCGGTCTGCAAAGACTGTATCTTGTCCTGTGTAAACAGGTCGATGATGCGCTGTGTTCCGGCGTTCTGCGCGTCAATTACATCGCGGAATCCGTTGTTTACGGTATTCTGTAGGATGTTTGTCTGGGCTGCCATGTTGTAGTTTACGCCAGCAATAGCCTCACGGGTATCGCAGCAGCATTGCTGCATCTGATAACCCAGATTTGACAGGTTGGCGTTTACGCCAGCAAGGCCGTTGCAAAGCTGGCCGGAAAGGTTCTGGATCCCGTTTTCGATTCCCTGCGTGGACAGCGCTGCGTCGATATCGGCACGAGTTGCATAACCCTGAAATGCCGGAGAATTTGCTCCTCCACCATTTCCGCCCCAGCCGCCGAAGCCGCCCCAGCCAAACATACCGAAAATCAGGAAAAGGATAATCCATGCACCCCAATCTCCGCCGAAGCCGTCATTTTTTCCTGTGCCGCCGGTTAATACGGCAACATCAGAAGCGGTTAAACCGTCTGTCATAGTAATTATCTCCTTCGATAATGTATTTACAAAACCGTGTGCACCCGGTTGTGTACTATTTAAAAAAGCCTTTAAACATACCCTGCATCTGCTGCGCCATCTGCTGGGCTTGATTTAACTGTTGCTGGTTTATTTTGCCAGACTGCAACAGCCTGTTAATCTCTTCATTCGGATTTCTGCCCTCCATCTCTTTTCGGAATTGCTGGAACTGTTCCAGCATTCCGGCCATTCTATTACCATTCAGGGCCTCAAACAAGGGATTCGCCATGTCTGCCTCCTTCCGGCTTTGTTGCCGTTTCGAGATAACTATATAATTCTTCATATTTGCTTCTCAAATCGTCGTATTCTTTCCGAGTAACGTATTTATCGTCTAAGTTCACTTCCTCCTGTTTCTGTGGCTCTTTCGCGTCCACCGTGACCTCTTTGTAAGCAAAGGTGCGGAGCGTCGGCATCCCGGCGGCATCGGTAGTCTTTATATAAAAATTAGAGTTTTCGGAGTCCATCAAAAGGACGCTTGTATTTGGAGCGACAAGATAAGATTTAGCTCCAGCCTCGCCCTGCACCCACAGGATCCCCTGATTTACCTGCTGCATCTGCTGTGGCTGCTGATACTGAGCCTGCATCTGCGCCAGCCTGTCCATCTGCGGCTGTAGCGGATTTACTTGTCCATACTGATACGGGTTATAGCCGTATCCTTGATATGGTAATGCCATGCCTGCGCCTCCTATGACTAATTCAATGACTTTCTATAGCTAAATTATGGCATAAAAAATAAGCCTCTGACAGTCCATCAAAGGCTTACAAAAGTATCAAATCAACATACCCGTATTATCTTTTTGTTTATTCGCTGGCTCATTCTTTTCACGGTGGACACACTCACGTTCATCATCTCCGCACATCTTTCCAGCGGAATATTCTGCGCCCGTAATTCAAAAAGCCGCCGTTCCTCAGGTGTAAAATTGCAGTATTTGCGAAAAAAATCCAATTCAAACACTGTAAAATCGTATACCTTCAAGATTACTCCCCTTATTGCGTCCGCGCCAGATAAGATATAAGCTTTCCCCTCGTTTCTTTTAACTGCTCAACATTGTTCCCTGATATCTGGCTGTTAAGCATCGTTACCAATGTCTCCATGATTAGGCTGTCCCGCTCCCTAATCTCATGCATCGTTTCAAAGTCTCGCTTGTCATGCTCTTCAAGGACTTTTACCCGCGTGGTGAGCTTAATCGCGGGGGATATCCATTTATGTATCACAGCCACAGCGCCCCCTATCACCGAAATGCCGCCGCACACAGCAAGAATAGCCTGTATCGTTTCCATAGTGCCTATCTCCTTATTTCTCCCAGTAGTATATCGGTATCTCCTGACCGCTGTCCCATGTGTCCCAGTAATGTCCATCTTTGACGCACACCACATGGCCGTCTATCCCGAGCACATACGTCCCTGCTGGATGGTCTCGGCAAAAATCATCTACCGTGTAAACATGCTGTCCGTGGTCGTCTACGATATACCGGCGGAATCCGTTCTCGCGCAGATACGCGCCCCAGACTCTATTAGCACTTGGCATGTCAGACAACGAAAAACCATACACGGACAAACCTACATAAACTGTATCCCAATCTTGCCCTAAAGCCTTGCACAATGCGCGCACAGTGCAATCCCCTACTCTTTGCCATTTCGAGGGGTTTGGATTGTAATATTCAAATCGGTTCGTTCTCCGCATATCTTTTTGCCCCTTTATTTGCTGCCTTTTGCTGCGGGTATCCAAATCCCGCTAATGCATTCCGATCATACTGCGGCTGTAATCCATGTTCTTCGCAATACTGGTTATAAGCCCTGTTCTGTCCCTGCAATCGGTAAGCCAGCTTATCATATTCCTGCTGGATCTTTTCCCGTTCCGCGCCGGACGCCCATGCAAGCTCTTCCTGTTTTACTATCAACTGTCGTTTCGTCTTTCGGATTCCGCGCTCCATAGCTCGCTGCTTCTGGCTGTCCTCATACCGTTTTAGATTCTCAGCATCGGTAATTTTATTTCCGCTTCCATCCAGCAGATTTCCTTCTGCGTCCCTCCACGGATTCCGCATCCGCTTGTCAAACAGCATATGCCCGTGACGACAGTTATAGCCATGCAGCCCTCTCATATCCACAACCCTGCCTTCTCCCGTGGTTAGATCAATATCATACCCCGTCGATTCCAGCAGGTTCGGATATCCAGGCTCGCTTCCGTCAATTTTAAATACACGGCCCTGCCATTCGTCATGACCTGCAAGCAAGGGCTGCCCGTCGCGCCTTACTCTTGCCCCGAGGTGCGCCGAGGTTAACACATACTCTGTTCCGCTGTCCACGATATACCTGTTTGTCAGCTGCGCCGCTGTCTGGTTCATTGACGTCACTACACAGCATCGTACCGCAGATTCCAGCGTCCTTCGCGTCCCTGTCGGGTAATCCACCATAACGCCGCGTCCCGCATACGCATCCAGCACATCCGCTATGGCTGCGGGATAGCTTTGCACTCCGCTTGCTACCCTTACATCGGCTTCGTCGAGCAGCGACACAAGGTCTTTTTGGCTTTGTTCCAGCGTCGTCCTTGTGAGGTTCTTCAACTCCGCCCGGCTTTTTATGTACTCTGCTTCAATAACAGCCATATATCGTGCATTTTCAAGCGGAGACTGCGCCGCGATACCCATTTCTGACAGTGTAACCGCATCATCTTCCCACGATGTCAGCACGGCACCACGCAGGAGCTTCCGCAGTTCTTTTTCGCTCAGGTCTGTCAGTTCCATGATACGCCGCTGTATCTCATCCCGGCTTTCCCCCAACTGCTCCAGCCTGTACAGCAACCTGTCCGCCGTGGCTGTGATTTTCCCGGATTTTAAAATCCTTCTGGCGATATCCCGCAGGATAAAGTTTTCCAGCCGTTCATAGAGTTCTAATATCCGGTCAGCTTTCCCTTCAAAATACTCTGGTCTCAGCATCACTCTTTCCCCACCGTTTTTCTCACAAGATTCAGCCAGTCGTCTTTATGCCGCCTTTTGGCTTCCTCGAACCATTCAGACGTTGTTCCCGGCTCGTGATATTTAATCCGTCTCTGCGTCGGGCTTTTGCTGGGAGGGGATGTCCACCCTATGATGTTCCCCTCTGCGTCTTTAAGCGGGATATTCGGACCGTACACAACGCCCTTGTACAAATAATGAGCATATGGCGTGTCATACTCAACGATGCCGCCGTATACCCCGTCTGGATATCTTACACTGTTTCTTAGTGCACCCTGCCGGAATGGAACGAAGGGGGCGCTGTCCGCCACTACCTGCATATTCAAAAGCTTCTGGGCTTCCAGCAGATTATCGTCTATGCGGGACGTATCGAGCTTAATCTCCACGTCCCCAACTTTCGTATCCAGGTTCATTCTACCACCTCCCGCATTTTATGGCGTACCCTTATTTCATCTTTGCGTATCCCACGCTCATCCACGCGTCCGCATCGTTTATCACGGTCGTTGTTGGGCTGTATGTGCGCAAGGTTTTGTAAGCAGAAAGCTCTTCGGCGGTTAGATGAGTTTCAACAATATCAGCCAATTGATATAAAAACATCAGTCCATTTTCTACCGCCCACTGCTTAAAAGTTTCTGTATCTGGGTATTTTTGTGCCTCAACGGAAAAATATACAATGTTACCCTGCGCGCTACCTAGAAATATTTCCCCCAACGTGCCAAAGTGTTGATAAATTCCAGCAACGAAACAATTGCTCATAATTACATCTTTCTTGCCTGCTGTACCGATATGCACAGGAATATTATTTAACGCAAAATAATTAACATCATTCGTGCTCAAACCACTTTTAAAGAAAGCGTCTTTCGATGTAATTGTTTTTTTACCGATCCTCTGCACATACACTCCCTTTTTAAAATCAACCTCGTCGCATACCCACTGCTGTCCGTCTGCATCTGTGTAGTTTCCGCCGGATGATACCGGGATCCCAGAAAGACCGTTTGGTGTGGGAATGATGAGGTTCTGGGCGGGCTTGTAGGGTTCGTAGGAAGTAGCATTCATGGGGATTCTGGTTATCATCGCCTTGACCTTGCCCTTGAAGGCTGCCGCAGTCCGAAAAAATATTCGGAATTTATCTCCATCCATTATTTCTATTTGTCTCGCAACACCTTCGTTGGAAGACCCCAATACAACATTTCTCCCTTTTCTCCATACAACGACATACAGATATACATCCCGTGTGTCTGAATAAATATAATATTTTCCCGCTGTCATCAACGCAAATTCATCATACCCGCTTTCAACGAGGCTATCATTCCGTCCAACAGCATAAATATCTACATTCCTGTCAGTATCAATTTGCACACCATCCGCAAAAGCCTCAAATCCATTACCCTTCTGCCCCACCTCAAACGGCAGGAGGTTTGTCCCAGTAACCGTAACCCCTATTTTCCCGCTCTTCCCTGCGCTCTCTATCTCCTGCGGGTACTCCGGTGACGGGGAGGGCTTGCCGCCGGTGTAGGGCTCGTAATTGGACGCAGTTGGCTGTGTTTTGGATATCATCGCCTTAACCTTGCCATTAAAGTCTTCTTCGAGTCTGAGGAATATCCGAAACTTATCTCCATCCATTACTTTTATTTTTACCGCAACTCCTTTCATGGAACCTCCCAATGTGATATTTATCCCATTTCTAAATGCAACGACAAATAAATTCACAGATGCACTATCTGAATAAACATAATATTCCCCAGATGCTAATAACGGGAAATCGTCGTATGAACTTTCGTTGCCCATGCCACTGCGTCCCACTGCATAGATGTCATTCTTTCTTGCACCGGATATCGCTATCCCATCTTTAAATACTTCAAGCCCTTCTCGCTTTTCTCCTACCTCAAACGGCAACAACTGCGCCCCAGTCGTGCTCACCTGCGTTGATTTGCCGTAGAGGGTAAGGGATTCCAGCCCACGATTCCCCTTTGAATTTTCCAAGAGGGCGGGGTTGCCGGTAACGACCGTGAGCACAACGCTGTACGCATCGGCTACCAGCACCAAGAAATGCTCCTCTCGTGTCACAGGCGGAAAGACTTTCCCCTCTCCGCTGGCAATCGCCGCCCAGTAATATTCTAATCGTGTCACAGGCGCAGGGATGCTTCCGCCCCATACTCCTGCTACCTTTGCCATGTAATACTGCAATCTCGTGACGGGCTGCGGGGTATTGCCGGAATAATCCCCTGCCATAGTCGCAAGGTAGTATTCTTCAATTGTCACTGGTTCCGGCGTGTTTCCCTCATATGTCCCTGCAATCTTTGCAAGATAATACTCTTCTCTGGTTATCGGCTCCATCTTATTCCTCCCCGAACAGCCCCGTTTCCTTCGGCTGCGCTTCCGTTACCATTGCCTTCGCATCTTCCTTTGTCATGCCCTCGAATTTGGCAAAATACATCCACGCGGGCACCTTGCCCTGCACAACATAGCTCCACCAGCGTGCCCGATCCTCTTCGCGGTTGTACGTAATATCGCCAAAATCGTACACAACCTCATAAACCCCGACAGGGGCAAGCGCATACAGATCTGCATACACCGACATGGCATAGATAGCATCGTTCAGGCAACTTTCCAGCTTGTCTCGCACATCCTTGATAAACTGGATGGTTCGCTGCTGCTCCGCTTCCACGCCTGTCGCCGTTTGGATGCCGCTCGCTTCGTTAAAGACAAAATAGCCGTTCGAGAACCCGCATTTATACCCTATCTGGGACAGGAGAGCATTGATTCCGTCAAGGCGTGTGGCTGTATTGAGCTGCGGCGTAATCTCCTGGTAAAACTCTTCCGGGCTGTTGCCAAACACATTTTTTACATAATGCGGTAGCTTAACGTCGGGGATGCGCCCATTAAGATTCGTCCCGCTGTCAAACATCAGCCTGTCATCTGCAAGGATGATCTTCTCGCTGTCATATATCTCACCGGCGTTCCGGCTGTATGCGATGTCCAGGTCTTTCATTTCTTCGATGGCTTCTGCGTATATCGGCATTCCCAGCGGAGAGGAAAGATCTATGTTGTTTGCAGCAGGGGTGCGGAACACTCCGTACATGGGGGAATCAAGTCTTTCGTTCCCGCCCTTGAGAATCGGCGGCGTTTCCTCCAGCAGATCAGCCCACTTTGTCTGCTCCAGCGGGATAGGATCGCCGAGGGATTCGCTGCTCTTTGATACATATGCCCTGTTGGATATCACATACGGGTATATCACGCCCGCCTCCGTCCTCGTCTCGACAAACCTATGATACTCCAAGCGTGTATAAAACTTTTCGTTAGCCGCATAGCTGTCTTTAAACACAACGCCCGTTATATTCCCGTTATCGTCCTGCTCCGTCACGAAAAAGTCCAGAGGGGTAAACATATCAAGCCCGCCGCCATTAGGCTTTACAATGATCGTGCCATAAGCACAGCCATACTCTACCCAATGACGCATGCTATAATAGGCTTTATCAATCTGCTCCTGCAACCACGCCCCGCGTGCGCCGCCGTCAACCTGGATTTTAATCCCCAGCGTGACGAGCCGCGCCGTCTCGGAGCATACCGCCTTTGCAAAATTGATAGTCTTTATTCGATTATCTGCGTCTAACCAGTACGGCGTGCCGCGGTAGATGTTGGCACACTCTGCGACCTTTGCCATCATCTGCGCAGACGTGGTATCCTTTACCCTAAAATCTTTCTCAGCCTGCTTTTTAAATATCATATTAAACCACCTTTTGACTGTCTGTATAAGTCCCATTTCTGCAATCCCCTGTGCCGTGTATTCTTAGGCTGTGTTACCTCTGCGGTTAAATTTAGATTCAAATGCATAGCGTGTAGCATCGATCGAATGGTTATTTGCATCCGGATAACCACTGATGATGTTGCCGTCTTTGTCCCGGTCATATTCGTATTCGGTAAATTCGCGGAATACATTCGGTGTCCTGCGCTTGTCTATAACGATCTTTCTCCGCATCAGCCACTTCATTCCATATTCGACGCTACCGGGTCCTTTTATTGCCGGTCGCGCCGGAAGTCCCATGCTTCGGTAATCGTTAATAGATTTCGGTTCGGCGCTGTCGCAGGTTATGTGGTAGTCCGTATAACCTTTTTCTTTGATCCAGTTTGCTGTTATTTCATTTGATTCTTTATTGACGTAATGCTCGTCAATAAAATAAATCGTCTCGCTGTCCGCGTCATAGTAGCATCTTACAAACGCGTATGCGTCCGGGTACCAACCAAAGTCAACGCCCTGGTATATTGTATCCATCCGGGCTATTTCTTCATCGGTGATCTCACGCAGCTCCAGAAGCTCAAATATGTTTCCGCCTGTTCCAACTGCGTTCCCTAGATATTCATGGTCATAGGCTCTTGGATTCGTGAGCCTTAAGTGCTCTGCACTGTCAAAAAATTCATCTCCCAGCCACTCACGCGGCACACTCCTGTAGTCGCTTTTGTGGTTGTATGCCCGTCTATCCTCAATTTGCACATATTTATTCGCCCAGTTGTTACGATTGATCGGCGGATTAAACGTTTTAAACACGACATAATTATGACCGCCACGCAAAACTGACTGTTCCGCCATTCGGATCTCTTCTGGTCCCTTAAAGATGTCCAGCTCCTCGAACCAGAGATATTTAAAAAATCCTGTGGCTGCCTTAATGGATTTTGTCTTTTGTGCCTTATCCAGACCCCTAAAGATGATCTTTTGCCCTGTTGGCAGGTAGGTAAATTGCATCGGGTTTACATTGCCGCGCCAATAATCTGACACGCCCAGCGCATCTATCCCCCACTGGATCTGGTTATAAACAGAATCCCGCAGCATTGCGGAAAATTTATGGAATACTGCCGCGTTTGCCTCCGGGTTTTGCATCATGCCAAGCGGGAGCTCTACAGACACAAAAGAGGACTTTCCTGATCCTCGTCCTCCGTAAAGGTTATAGTACTCGTGCCGTCCTTCTTTTATGTCCTTATGCACTTTGTAAAAAGCCGGAGCAATTAAGTCTGTAAGCTTTATCCTTGCTGCCTGCTGTACTTCCATTTAGTCTTCCTGCTTTTCTGTTTCCGTGTCTGGGATATCGTCAATAATCGTGACCTTCCCGGATGCCTCGACCTCCATCTGGTCACGCTGTCCTAACCACTGCTTGCCTAACCAAATAGCCATTGTCGGATTCGTCTCTGCATGTTTGAACTGGAGTCTTCGCAGGCTTGCTTTGCCCTTCTGGCTCTTTTTTTTATAAGTCTCCGCAAATCCCTCTTTGTACGTCCTCACGCACCATCTTTCAATCGTGTCCTCGCTGCATCCGATAACTGCCGCAATCTCCGCAAGTGTGCATTGAATCGAACATAAGTTCTCGAATACTTTTTGATCAATTGGTATTCTTTTCCGTCCGCCCTTGTTTGCATTATCAGACATATATACTACCTCTTTTTTATTTATTGTTTGTTTTCAGTTAAATGCTCATCTTCTGCCTGACATTTTTTTAAGATGATCTCATTGTTATCCCCAATAAAAATTTGTAACGGATCTGATTCTTGGATGTTCAACCTTCTCCGTACATACCTTGGAATTCTTATTCTTCCATGATCATCTAATATATACACTCTTCCTATTGCTTCCATTTCTCCTCCCGGGTTATTCTGCTATGCAAAAACATTATTTATTTAATAAAACAGCTTTTGCCCCTGTAAACTTTTCCCATCTGTCGACAATAACATCCACATACCGTGGGTCGTATTCCATAGAATAGCCGCGCCGTCCATTCTGTTCGCATGCCATAATGGTTGTCCCTGATCCGCCGAATAAGTCTAAGACTACATCCCCACCCTTTGTGTTATTCTTTATCTGGTAATCAAACAACGGGATCGGTTTCATAGTCGGGTGCATGTCATTTCGTGTGGGCTTGTCAAAATTGATTACTGTTGTCTGCTTTCTGTCTGAAGCCCACAGATGCCCAGCTCCTTCTTTCCAGCCATACAGGCACGGCTCGTGCTTCCATTGGTAGTCTTGCCGTCCCATCACCATGCTATTTTTGTTCCAGATAAGACACTGCCTTACAGTCCAGCCAGCATCAAAGCACGCCCCCCGGAAATTATATCCCTCACTGTCCGCATGCCAAATGTAAAAGACCGCGCCCGGCTTCATAACCATGTCGGCGTTGCTAAAAGCATCTGTCAAAAACTGCCTAAAATTATCGTTGCCCATCTGGTCATTTTTAATTTTAAGCTTGTCTTTGGTCTTCCCCTCATAGTTTACGTTGTATGGCGGGTCAGTGAGCAGCATGTCTGCTTGCTCCCCCCCCCATCAGTTTTTCTACGTCTTCCAGCACCGTGCTATCACCGCACATCAGCCTATTATTGCCCAACTGATAAATGTCGCCCAGTTTAGATTTCGGCTCTGCAGGTAACTCTACCTCAAATTCATCCTCAACAGCTTCCTCGGCATCGTCCTGCAATGCATCCTCGAATCCAAACAATTCCATGTCAAGGTCGATAATATCGTCAAGTTCCGCATTCAGCAGGTCAAAATCCCATTCAGCTTTTTCAGCTACTTTGTTATCTGCCAGCCGGAACGCCTTTATCTGCTCATCTGTCAGGTCGTCAGCAATTATGCACGGCACTTCACTCATTTTAAGCTTTTTTGCAGCTTTATATCTTGTATGCCCTGCAACAATAACATTGTTTTTATCGATCACGATCGGAACCTTAAACCCGAACTCTTTGATGGATTCGGCAACGTATTTAACAGCATCATCGTTCTTTCTCGGGTTATTCTCGTATGGTTTTAAGTCTTTCAGTGCGATGTTAATTATATCCATGTTTCATGCTCCTATTCCCTCTGATTTTACCATTTCTTTCTGTTCACTTTGTACCCGATTCATGCTTACATCCATCATGTGGTAAAAAAAGCCGCTGGTAACCGTAAAAATCTGTCCTGCTCTTCGCTGTAAAATTGGCTGGTAGAAATTTTGATTACGAGCCCCGTTGACAGTATGGCGCGCTGAAGCTTTTTCATGACGGCATTACAATTCATATCACACCCCCATACAGTTATTATTCTATTTTACCATTCTCGTTTCCTGATCCGCGTACCCCTTTTACACAATTGCATGTCCTTCCAGTATCATATAGCTGTTGTATAGATATATCGTTTTCCTGCGATACCCATAAAAATCTTTCCTCCCGATAGGGATGTTGCATATCTTTGAGATGTTGTCATACCCCAGCCCTGATGTCAGGCTAAAAAACAGATATTGCGCCAACTCTGCATATGCGCTTTCCGCAGCCAGAAGCAGCAGTTCCAATTCCCTACCCTTTGCGTTTTTGCACTTGTCTTCTATTTTTTTTACCTCATTGTATGTCAGACCGTAACCATTAAAGTATGTGTCCCTTGTTCCCACATTCCCCACCTTCTTTCTTTTTGCTTTATTTTTTTGTTACCTTATCCAACTCCCGCAGGATATATCTGTGCAGACAGAGGGAACCAGCACACAAGCTGGCGCGCCGGATCCGACCGGTTAGGTGTAATTCTGCGGCTTCCCCTCTGTATTTTTGTTAAATATCAGTTTACTTTTCTTACTCCTTTAAATCCTCATTTTCCCAATCAAGTTTCTGACCGCAATCAGCGCAATAATATCCTCTTACGTCATCAATTCCTACAATTCCGCAGCATGATGGACAAATAAAAATATCACCGGTCAATTTATCTGTATTTCCTCCGAGCAGTGGTTTCTTAGGTATTTGCTTTTCACAGGCCAAAATTGCACTCTGCAGAATAACAATATTCCTTTTCCCCGCATCACTTTTAGAAAACCCTGAATTGGTAATTACATCAATCCGATGTTCACACTCCTTTATGTGTTTCTCTATTTCAGTCATTGTTCCTCCTTCAAATCCTCACTCTGTTTCCAACACATTCAGTATCTTTTCCACTGCCTTGTCCCAGAACAGGTTTGCAAATTCTCCAACCGTACTGAACTGGTCGTCTCCATCAAAAAGACTTACTTCGTCACCATACGGACTTGCTGTCCCAATTTCTGTCAGAGTTTCGTATACCAAATCATCGACGGTTTCCTGTGTTCCTGCGTACTCACATCCCCTGTCCAGAAACTCTTGCAGATTCTCAATAGTTTTTTTTGGAATTTTTGCCATAATAATCCTTTCCGGCTACTCGCCTAAATACTCGCTTTTTGTTTTTATAAAATAAAACGAATCAATCACACATTCCAAAGAAAATCATAGCCAATACCCCAGCAAAACCTGAGAGTATTAACACATCTCCCATGCTTCTGGCGGAGTCCATACTCCCCGCCAGAATAAATAATATCAGGCAAGCCGTAGCGGCTATTATGCCCAACAGCCCTAAGACATCATTTTCGTCCATTTTCTTATCCCTTTTTAATCGTCAGATTTTCTCGATCACTTTCCGATACAGCTCTCTGTATTCTTCCAGTAGTGCTTCGGCTTTTTCTGCCCGTATCATCAGCTCCTGCACCTCCGCATCGCACTCTTTTTCTGTCTTTGTCGGAACTGCGGCACTAGGAGCTTCCACAGGCACTTGCCGGATTACTTCTTTTTCTACTATCTGCGGTTCGATTCCAATCGACGCCGCAAGCTTATTTTTCACATCCGCAAGCTGCTCGTCTGACACTGTTCGAAGGTATTCTTCAAAATTCCGGTATGGTACATAATACATTTTGTCGCTGGACCCGTACCGCAACCCCTCGCAGTTTACCTCGATGTCTGTGTGTACGCCCTCTTCCGCTAAGTGAATTACATACGCCATTGCCCCGTGGTCTGCTACCACCAGCACAATCTTCTCTGTCCCTGTGACAGTTCGTGTTCTCCAAACCTCTCCGGTTTTATTTTCTGTTCCCATATTCTTGTCCTCCTGCAGCTTCCTGCGCTTTATTCTCTCTTCTCTTGCTACCGCGATGATTGCCCGGCAGGCTGTTTCATCGCGGTAGCCCTCTGCGTTTTTATACATTCCTTTACTCCAATTATTATGCAAAACGCATCTGTCCAGACTCATCGTCGGTAACAAACTCTAACGTTTACGGCAACATCTCCGGGAAATCCTCAAAGCTCATCTGCCCTGCTACATTGTCATCTTCCATCCACCACCGGAATACCTCTTCGCCAGTCTTCCATTTTGGATTTTTCCCAGATGCTCTCATCTTATCAAGCATTTCCGAAAAGGCTTTGATATACTTTTTCTTGAACCCCGGGAAATCTGCGAACTCTTTCCAGCGTCCCTTCCCCGCCATCGGACAACCAACACATCCTACACGATGATAACCACAATCATATAAATGGTTATATTCTATTCCGTTCCCCCTTATAAAATCCCACACATCGGAATCTGACCACGATATAATAGGATTTACAGCCACCTTCCCTTTCTGACGACAGTGGTCGATTATATCTCTGCTTGCATCGTTGTCATTCGCCAGCATGACTCTATCTGTTTTTATGCTATCACTTGCCTTCTTTGTAATAGTTTCCACTTCGTTTCGTGTTGCACGCTTCCTGCTTTCTGCCCACCTTACTCCGGTCGTTATAACACGATTTTCTGCATTTTGCTCTTTCAAAACCTCACAACAATACCTCACCATTCTTGTGGGAGGCATACCTTTAATTGGGATTAACGACCACATATTTACCCGCTTCCCTTTGTAAGTCGGCTGTGTATACTCGCAATGTATTCCCTCTTTTTTGCACTGGTCAAATACCTTTCGGATATGCTGCATCGTCTGTGGCGCGTCAACTGTGGTGATGCTGTGCTGTACCACAAACGGTACGTGAGCTCGCTTGCATAGCTCCAAGACAACGTCCGAATCTTTTCCACCGCTATATGTGCATACAAATGGTTTCCCATAATATCGTTTCGACATGTCTGCTGCCATGCGAATCAAATATATTGCTTCCTCTTCTTTTCCCATTACGCTACTCCTCTAAATGCTAATTTTCTGCATCTTTGGGTACAATTTCTTCCCATTCTCAAAGATGAGTCGTGCATTCACTCTTCCTCTACTTCCACGGCTTCCACGACTTCCCCTTTTTCCATCCTGTACCATGTGTCAGCTTTAATTTTTTCCCCGTCTACGCGCACCATCTTTGCGCCTTTTAAAGACCATTCTTCCTGTGTCCAGAAATTATCTTCGTTTCCTTCCCAATCCGCAAGAACAAGGTACGAACCAATAACGCCTTTGGCCTTCCCTTTGTATCCCCAAGCTATCGCAATACTTTCTGGGTCTCCAGCAATCGCACTGCCTTTGTAGCCTGTTGCGGAGGATGCGCCGCAGTTGCCTGTTGCGGAGGATGCGCCGTAGTCGCCTGTTGCGGAGGATGCGCCGCAGTAGCCTGTTGCGGAGGATGCGCCGCAGTAGCCTGTTGCGGAGGATGCGCCTTTGTAGCCTGTTGCGGAGGATGCGCCGCAGTTGCCTGTTGCGGAGGATGCGCCGTAGTCGCCTGTTGCGGAGGATGCGC